AATAGCCCGCGATAAAGAAGGCGATCCCCACCACTAAGCTCCTTCATCAAACCGATATTCAGCTTTTCCGATTCTCCCGGCTCTTGCAAAATAGCAAAGCGCCGCCCTTTGGTTCTTTCAAGTTCTGATTGCGCCGAATTGGAACTTGCCCGTTTCTGTGTAAGTAATGCAATCGGCAAAATACAATAGTAGTCTCCAATCGCTTTCTGAATCAAATTCAACAGCATACTTTTGGAATTAGAATTTGCTGTAACATGATAATCTCCCATAACATACTGATGATTTGCATCGACTTCAAATCCATAGTAGTCATCCTCACCTACATACTCTATGCTGAAACAGTTTAGTAATGCATCTTTTATTTTCTTCCTTTCAACAGCCTGCTTACGTGGTAATAAACAAGGAATAGTCTCAATACCTTTACCATAAATATTAATTCTGTAGTATGTACCAATAGCACCAGTGTTATGACATTTACCCTCAAATTTTTTCTTGTAGCATGCAAATCCAAGGGATCGAGTTAAGTCTACAATATCATCAATTAGTTTTTCGCTCTTTTGAGAAACTGTAAACTGATTTGTATGTTTTTGATAAGTTCCATCAGTATCAATAATACCAGCTAAAATCTTCAATCTAACTTCGCGAGAATTTACTTTATACTCATATGGAATATGTTTATTCATCAGCAAATTATACTTTCTTAAGGAATTTAGAATTATATTATCTGATGCATATTTTCTACGTTTTCCTGAATATGTAATACTATAAACTCTTGCTTTGTTGTCTTTCGCTTTATGTGATTCGATCATATGAAAATCATGATCTTCCGGCATATTATTTTTGAAGTACTCAACAATTTCATGATCCATTGTTGTTAATCTTGTACAACGTGAATCACCATCGCCCAACCAACAACCTAGAATATATGGATCTATTTCGATCTTTTGTTCTGGATAATCAATTGCTGTTTTGTAAAGATATAAGTTCAAATGCTTCATATTGAAATGAATATAATTTTTGACTTGCACATTGATAGTATCACCAAATTTAAGAACATTTTCACATTCCAGCAATTTCTCAATATATTTCATACCATCTTCTTTTTCCTTGAAGCATTTTTCTTTTGCAATTGCGATAGAACCATCTTCAACTGTTGAAAATATTTTTTCGCACCATTTTACTCTGTACTCTTTAGACGTAGTTGTTATTCTAGGGCAAGATGACAGTGTTACTTTAAGGCTTATCTTGTGATCTTCATTTACAACAAATGAGTCTCCTTTAATCGGTTTAATTCGATACATTTTGCTGTTTCCTCTGAAAAGATGCATTACGTTTCTTGGCTTAGAATCATCACCCATCAGTACATCTCCAACAATTATATCTTGAACTAGTTTCTTGTTGCCGTCATACATCAATATTTCTGTGTCTTTTTTGTGACATCCACTTCCAGTAAAAATGTAGAACTTTTCCTGACGAATGCTTCCGTCAATTATACTTGCCAACATGTCTTTGATATACTTGCAAACATCTGTGTTTGTAAACACTTGACTTAGATACCTATTGATTTCAATCGCTTCTAGAGATTCAGGATCGTAGTTGATGTAATATCGCCCCGTTGTAAATGAAATGTAGTCATCTGGAAGACCATCGCGGAATTCGTGCATTTTGAGATCATACACACCATTCTCGAATCCAATAAGGTGTGGATGCGAATCAAGAAGTTCTTCGAATTTTTCGTCCGTAAATAGCCCTTTGCATTCCGTCATCACACTGTTTTTATACCCCGCCGACTTCAACTTTAGACATATCTCATTCCCCATTTTTGATTTTGCCATATAATTGCTCCTTGCTAACTCTTCTACTCCCGGTTTCGTCGATTCTTGATTCCAATAGGTACTGCGCTCCATAAATTTTTGACACACGTCACAAGAAAGTATCAAACGCAACTTGAGACCTTCACGCGTTCTTACCCAACGATGCTTGTTGTCGATAAACGTATACCATGTGTCTTTCACAGTAAATCTGTATTTGTCCTTGTAAAGTGCATGTACCACCTTTGCTACGTCGAAATGAGCCCCGCTAGAATTGATACATTGATCCAATAGAGCCGAAACACTGCTGTCAATAAGCTCTTGATATTTCTGATTGTTGTCTTGTCGCGCCCACCAGCGCAAAGTACCCATACCCATTGTGTCAATACGCATATTATCCCATTGTTTCTCACATTCACCTTCCAAGAACTTGCTCGACAATCTGGAAAAGTCGATCCAGACTTCGAGTAGTCTGTGATCGATGTTTCGCAATGTCCACCCAAGCTTGATCCATTCTTCGTAATTTTCAGCTCGACGCGGTGAAAGACATTCTAGTACTAATTGACGAGCAAGAATATAGTCATCCTCTGAAATAAAGTTTTTCGTAAGATTTTTAGATTTCCAGAAAATTTGCGATTGAAGACGGCTTTTACGCCGCTCATCTACCGTTGGAAGCACTATACGTACATAATCCTCAAATTCGATCTTTTTGTCTTCGAAAAAACTTGTCGGGTACTCGGTCTTGCCTCTCATACTCAACAACTTTACCAGTTGAAGTTCTTCTGCAGCTGTTGGCAACGAAGATTGTATCAATGTTCTTGAATCTTTATTAAATGTGTAAATATCTGTAACGGCATACTTCTCACAATCGACTTTGCTTGATCCATACATTTGCCAACAATTTCTATCGATAATTGCTTCGTCGATAACGTCTTCATATGGGTTGCACAAGTTCATTCCAGAAAATACTTGTGATGCTATATCCAATACTCGCTTTCTAATCATAAACTGAAAGGAGTGTGGAACAATCAATCTCGGAAAAATTATATGAATACCATCTTTGATACGATTACGATTCTCTACTGGATATGGTTTCTCGAGCACATAGCATATTGTGTCTTTTTCTGTGACATCGAGGAACTCGAGTAGGTATTCATAATACACTTTCAAGATTTTATGTAAATGTTCTACTGTGTACAACCGCGGTAGTTGCTCTGGTTGAGGTGTTATCATCGGGAAACGGAAGTCTAAGTCGATTCGCATCGGACTTGGGTCTTCTGGTTTTTCCGTAAGATGCAACTTGATCCCTTTGACCATCGCCCGGGTATATACATCGTAAAACTCACTTTCACACTCTTTTGGTATGCAAAGTGAAATTTTAGGGTTACCTATACTCGTATGAGTATAACTGACACCTTTCTCACATTTGAATTTTGAAAGAATTTGTCTAAATTCTTCCATAATTCAACTATCTGGTATATATACTTTAATATTTTTTAAGTGAATTATATTCATTCATTTTTTAAAAAATTTTCTTTTTTTGGGTCGAATATAAAATGTAAAATTATGTTAAAGATGGAAATCACACTTAAAAAGGTCAAACCTGGAGAAGGATTAGGTGTGTGTAGCCCAATTGCAATTGATAATTACACTAAGTATAGTACATGCTTATCCAAAGATGCTTTAGTTAAAATAGCAAATGCTTGGAATGCAGAGCACCCAAAAGATCGTATAACTGGTATCAATCGCAAAGGTAGTAACGCATTGTGGACTGATATCAATAATAAAATGACGGGTTTAAAGTATTGTGAAGATAAACAGGAATGGTGTTGGGTATCAAAGCTACATTTACAAAACGACAAAGCCGTTAGCAAGTTCTTGCGTCCCAAAATGCCGGATGAATGGTACGCTAAACCCAATACGTGGTTGTCAAATTGGGACATTGAAAAAGTTATGAAGCAATATGATGAAGCGCGAGACCGATTTCATTATAAATTTATGGGTGTGTTTCCTGTTGACTTTGCAGAATCTTCGTCCCCTTTTGGAACCTGCATTTCAGAAGAAATGTGTAACTTAGCGTCTCAAATTCCTGACCTCCTTAAAAAAGGTATTAAGTTTATAGGACTCATTACAAATCTCGATCGTCACGATGAATCGGGATCTCATTGGACTTCGATTTTTATGTGCATTGATCCAGAGCTACCTGCTTATGGATGCTACTATTATGACAGTGTAAGTGGTCCTCCTCCTCCTGAGATAGCAAAATTTATTAAAAATCTTAAAGAAAAACTAGACCCCAAAAAACGGTTCAAAATCCTATATAGCAAGAAAAGGCATCAATATGGCAGTAGCGAATGCGGTGTATTCAGTATTATTTTCCAAGTACGTTGGCTAGAAAAACTCGAAGTCAATCCCAAAACTACATTCGTTGAAATCGTCGACTGCAACTTAAAAGACGAAGAAATGAATAAGTACTATAGACATATCTTATTTAGCCCAAGTCAACAATAACCACCTAAACCTTACATTTAAAGACAACCCTAAATTTAGTTCTTAGTACGATGACAGTAACGGAAAATATTTCGGAAATATTGCATGGATTTATGTCAAATAAATATTCTATTGATCTCGATATCAGTGTCATAACAAATTTGGTTGAGAAAACAATAAGTGAGTCTCCGAGTGTAGACATTAATACCAAGGAAGGACAGAAAGAAATTATATACACTGTTAAAAATATACTTGAAAAATCATTGAGTCAAACTCCTGCTGCTGAAAAAGACGCTGACGATTTCTTAGTTAAACTGCAAAACTTGGAAATGATGAGAAATATATCCCTCGCCGCCGTAAAAGGATCACCGACAAACCCATCGTCACAGCCTTCTGGCGTGAGTTCACTGCCAACTGTACCTGCTGCCGCCGCTCCAATGCCTGCGGCTACGCCTTCAGTTGTTTACATTAATTCATCGGAAGTTGCGTCTAAGAAGCCGTCAAGTTGGACAATGGTCAATGGAGGAGATCGTAAATGGATATATACATTCGAAAGAAGCAGTATTGTATGGACAGGTAATGACTCTTTTAACCCCCGTAGCACAACTATAAAAGTAAATTGTGTTATACTAAATGTAACTACGTTTCCAGTTGTGATTGTTGATATTACTGGTACTACAGGGCAAAATGTTAAAATTCCATGTACAAATACAAGTTCGATATCCGGAGTATATAAACCTATAAATGATCACTTTGCAACATTTTTAACTTTGGCTTTGCCATGGACTATAAAACTTCTAGATCAATATGGAAATATTATTAATTTGGGTAAAGACCTTTGCCAAATAACAAGTAAACAACAAACAAATCAGTTGTCACATAAAGTTATAACTATTTCTGATCCATCTTTTTGCTCTGAAAAAGATCAATTAACCTTTCAAAATGGCGCTAAAGGCGTTGTGGTGTCTATGAAAGGAAATACATGCGAATTAAATATGGCTTCAGAC